CTAAAACCGCCCGCACCGCCGCCACCACCTGATCTTCCACCACTAAAAGACTGTCCTCCACTTCCGCCACCCGCAACAACAAGGTAATCAACGGACGTTACGCCGGTCGGCGCAGTCCACGTTGCCGTGGATTTGAAGATGATCGGAGTGCCAGCGGCCATCGTGTACGACAGGATGACGATGCCGGAACCGCCTGCACCAGATGTAGCCGCAGAACCGTCCCAACCGCCGCCGCCACCGCCTGTATTTGCAGTACCCCCAGTAGTTGGCGTGGAATTACCGCCGCCGCCAGAACCGCCGGGTGATGCTCCTGCGGCTTTATATCCAGCGCCGCCACCAGCGTAAGTTACGGACGAACCGGAAATTGTTGACGCAGTTCCATTGCCGCCGTTGCTGCCAGACGCTCCGCTAGTTCCAGCGGCCGATGCCCCGCCACCACCACCGCCGCCAACACCGTTTGATCCAGTGCCGCCATTGTTTCCTTGACTTGGCGTTGTAGCAGGAGTGTTTCCGGTGCCTCCGGCGCTGCTTGAATTTCCCGCGCCGCCACCGCCAGACCCTCCGTTTGCACCAGTTAAATTTGGATTTCCGCCACCACCACCGCCACCATTAGACGTAATGGTGCTAAATACAGAATTATTGCCGGATGGCCCTCGATCAGACGTAACTCCTGCACCTCCGGCACCAACTGTAATGGTGTAGTCCGTCCCGGCAGTCACACTCAATCCGGTTCCTGTTCTAAATCCTCCAGCGCCGCCACCGCCACCAGAACCTAAAGCACCTCCTGCGCCACCACCCGCAACAACAAGGTAATCCGTTGCCGTAACTCCGGTAGGTGCAGTCCAAGTGCCCGAGGCAAGAAATTTTTCAATAATGGTGTACGTTGCACCCGTAACCTGTCCGAGCAATAAATGCATGATGCCCGACATAATTTAACTCACGTTTCCGCTAACCACGCACACCGTGCCGCTAATAAACAAAATCGTTGCCACGCCTCGGGTAGCAAGCGTCACGCTGGCTTTGGTCGTGTTCGTGCCAGCAATGTAACTGCTGGTCGGATTAGTCGTAATTGTCACGCCGCTTGATGTGTTGTTAAACACAGAAACCACATCACCAGCCGCAAATGTGCTGTTTGGCACTACGATGCTGCCGCTTGTGCCAACGCCAATAAACTTACCAACGTCGGTGGTTGCAAGCGTGTAAGACGATGTTTTGTCCGATCCCGATTGCGGGATATTGCGGTAACCAACGCTATTGGTTCCGTCGGCGGTGCAGTTAGACAAGTTGCCCGAAGTCGGGGTGCCGAGCAGCGGAGTTACCAACGTTGGGCTGGTGGACAACACGTTGCTTCCCGATCCGGTGCTTGTCGTGACCCCCGTGCCACCATTGGCCGTGCCAAGCGTTCCAGTAACCGAAGCAAGGTTAACCGTGCCAAGCGTCTGCTTGAGCGATCCGTTAGTGTCAAACGTGCCGTCCGTCGTCCAAGTGTCGCCAACCTGTAGCGTTACCTTGGCAATGGTACGAAGCGTTGAGTTGTTGTTATAGGAAATGGTCAGCGTAACCGCCGCCGTGTCCTTGTTCTCAATGGTGATGGCCTTAATCGTGCGCCTCGTTGACGCCGCAGGAGCCGTTACTAGCGTTACGCTGCTAGTGCCGTTTAGCGCGCCATCGGTTGCGCCTTCGGTAAAAATCGTGCCGTTGTTGTCAGCCCACGCCGCCGTAAAATCGGGATTGGTCGTGGCCGCTGCGCCCGACATGGCGACAACGATGGATTTTGTGGTTGCGTCAAGTATTAGTAATGCCATGTTGTCACCTTACGAAATGAACCAAGCGTAAGCCTGTGCGCCTGCCGCGCCGCTGCCGCCAGAAGCCGCGATTGTGATGGAACCCGAACCGTTTGTAATCGTAATGCCAGAACCCGCCGTCAGCGTTGATTTCGCTAACGTATTGCCGGTGCTATTGCCAATCAAGAGTTGGCCGTCCGTGTACGTGTCGAACCCAGTGCCGCCGTTCGCCGGGACAAGCGTGCCCGCGAGCGTGATCGTGCCTGTGGTTGCCGTAGCGGGGGTAAGGCCTGTCGTTCCCGCGCTGATGCTTGTGACGCCTGCCGAGCCGACCGACGTAAACGACCAGTTAGCCAGCGTTCCCGAGCCGCCAACAACGTCTGCGTTAATCGTAAGCGTCGTACCCGAGAAGGCGGTGATGTTGCCTTCCATGAAGTACGTCGGGTCGGGCGGGTACGCCACACGAACGCGAGAACCAACCGTAAACGCCGTGTTGGTGGAGTTGAGGTTAGTCGTAAACGTCTTGGTTCCCGTGCCAATGGCAACCGAGGACGTAGACGCAAGCCCGTAATAACCGATGCCGATCTGCGTCAGTTGCGAGGTCGTGACAATGACACCGGGTGTCAGCGGGCGAGTCGGAGAGGTCTGCGCCGGATATGTTTGGATGGATATGTCGGTGGTAGTTGCCGACCACGCGAGTTGCAAGTAATCGCCTGCCGCAAGCGTGAAAATGTAGTTACAAACAGCAATCAAATGCCCGTTTGTACCGCCATGCTTGTTCGGCACACTAAATTGGCTATTGGTGTCGGTAAGGTCAACGCCATTTTTACGCACCCAAATGTCAGCGTCGTGGATGCTGTTGTTGGCGTTTTCCAACTGAATGGAATACGTCAGCGCATACGTCCCGGCGTTGGCGTAGGTGATGCGGTTGCCGCTAACAATCGTGACACCGTTGGCTTCATCAACGGTGCCGATGTTGACAATGTACGCCGTGGTTGTGCTAGCGATGGTTTGGTCAGTCGTATCTTGAAAAGCGCCGTAATACGCCGTTGAGCCGACGCCCGACGAAATGCTTGACCACGCCGGAGCGCCCGATCCGGTTGATTGCAGATACTGGCCTGCCGTTCCCGCTGTGCTGATGGCGTAGGCCGTGCCAGTGCCGTAAGCCACGCCGCCAGCCGTAGGGGTTGCCGTGCTGTTGGTGCCGCCGCTTGCAATCCCAACCGTCCCGGTAAGGCTGATATTGGGCGAATTACCGCCCGACGATGCCAACGGAGCCGACGCGGTAACCGCCGTTACCGTGCCAACATCCGGTGCGTTAATCGTTATTGAACCGTCGCCGTTGGTAATGGTGACGCCCGTTCCAGCCGTTAGCGTGGCTTTTGTAAGCCCGCCAGCGGCGTTGCCAATAAGCAATTGACCGTTGGTATAGGTTGTTTCCCCGGTGCCGCCATTGGCCTCTAAAAGCGCTCCTGTGACGCCTGTGGTAAGCGGCAGTCCCGTGGCATTAGTCAGTACGCCAGCGGTCGGCGTGCCAAGGTTGGCGTTAGAGAGCGTCTTATTGGAAATCGTCTGCGCCGAATCTAGTGTGACCGCCTCTTCCGCAGGGTACGCGACGAACACATCTTTAGTGTTGGCCGCGAAATCCACGAAACTGCCGCCATTGCTTGACGAGAATACGGAGTCGCGTGACAGGCTGTTTGAACTAGAAGTGTAAGTACCTGTCCCGACCTCCCATGCGCCGGTCGTGCTGTCGTAGATCGTGTAATACGTCGTGTTGCCATTACCGATCACCGAAAACGCTTGATAGCCCGTGGACGTACCGCCGAGCGTCAACGCGCCCGTACCAGCGGTGGCTGACGTTTCCTTTACGCGGTCTTTAAGTACCAGAGCCATGACTTATTGCACCGTCGGCGGCATTTGAGGGGGCGCGGGCTGCATCGGCTGCGGGGCTAACGGCAACGTTTGTTGACGCGGCTGGACAACTTCTACGCCAGCAGCACGGCCATCTGGGCCACGCACAATACGCTTGGGAGCCGTCATAGCCTTCAGCGCGGCGTCCAATTTGCCCATCATGTCGGCATACATCTGCATCGTCTGCTGTTGCAGTTCTTGGATAGCCTGCGCCGAACCCATCACGTTGCCTTCCACGTTTTCCATCATGCGTTCCGTGTTGGCTTTGGTCACTTCAAGCATCGGAATGTCGATGCCCGGGTTGGCCGAAATACGCGCCACATTGATCTTGGTCTGCGCGTCAAGGTCGGCCTTGTACTTGTCAATCTGCGCTTGCATCTGCATTTCCTGCGCACGCAACTGGCCTTCCTGCTGAAGTTTTGCCTGTTCCATCTGCATTTCGGCCTGTACTTTCTGTTGTTCGGCCTGCATCTTGGCTTGCTCCGCTTCGGCCTCGGGATTGGGCTTCGGCTGCTGCGCCTGCTGTTTCATTTGCTGAAGCGCCGTATCCAATTCGCCTTCAATGCCGCGAGCCTGCTTAAACGCGCCAATGCCGTACTTAAGCAGTTCCATCATCATCGGCACCATTTCGGGCGATGCTTGGGCTACCGGCAGGGCTTGGTTGAGGAAACCGCCATAGGCTTGGATAAACTCCAGCCGGTCGCGCTTGTTCTGCGCCTCGTCGATCTGCACCAACGAGTCCGACGCAATCTCAATGCGGAAATTGCGGAGCGGCTTGTTTTTGATAAGTTCGATGGCCTGCGGGATCAACTGTTGATCCGCTTGCGTCATCTGCTGCGCGGCGGCGTATTGCAGGATGGTTTCCGGCTGGAACTTCGTGCAAATGATTTGCGCCTTAAGCCGGATAAGATCGGATGCAAAGAGGGCTACGTCCTCCTGCATGGAGCGGAGTCTTAATCCTGCGTACTGGCCCTTGATCTGCTGCGCCGTTGCAGTTTCCGATGCGGCACTTTGGCCGCGGATGATATCTGCAATCCCCGTAATTTCGTAGATTTGCCCTTTGATGTCGGAGCGGGCTTGGTAGCATTGGATGAGGGCTTGGGCGATGGTGTCCAGCGGGAGAAGGTCAACCGAACCTTTGAGGCCACCTTTCTCGCTAAAGCCTGTCCACTTGTCCACAGGGATGAGAGCATTGTTGTCACCTTCGGTCATTAGCCGCTGAAGGGCGGGCTGTGATGCGTCATATACGCCACGCACGCGCAGCGCCTTGACCAAGCCATCAATGCGGTCGGACAAAATATCCAACTCCATCGCTTGATCTTGGTACAGAACGAAATCGGGAACCGGGACGAGGCTATCGCTGGTCGTCGTCGCAAACAGCGGGCGCGGGCAAGGCCAGAAGCCTTCCAAGCCGAGCGGGTCGTCTCGCTCGTCAATGACGGTCGGCATCCCCTTGCAAAGCCACACAACCTTGTTGCGTTCCTTGTCCCACAACTCGCAAATCTTGGCGCGGTTGTACATCTTCTTCTGTTCGTTATAGGCGTTGAGCGGCTCCGGCCCTTGGTCGAGGGGTATCTTGCGCGCCATCTCCTCGCCAAAACGCTCTGCAAGCGCCTCACGGGTCATATAGACCCAACGCCACACTTGCGTAACTTCTTCCCAAGTGCGGGCGGGCGAGTGTCCAAAGTCCTTCCAATGGACGTAATCCGTCGGGGCGCACTCGTACTCGATTTCCTCGGGCCGATCCGGCTCACCTTCGCCCTGCTCAATGTCTTCGGTGATTTCAAAGCCGTCGTCACCGATACCCTGCGGGGCAACGTGCGGCTCATAGCGCACCCATGCCACGCCGCGACCGCCGAGGAATCGGTCGGTCACGCACTCTTTCATCGTTGCGCGGAAGTCCGGGTAGTGTTCAATCTCAAAGTCCACCGCCCGCTCAATGAGCAGGGACGCCACGCGGCTTACTTGGTCGTTGTCGTCAAACCGGCGGCTAACGTCGGCCTTGGGCAACTTGGCATAAACCGCCGGGATCAGCGTCTGGACGTTTGACCAGAGGATGTTGAACTTGGCGGTTTCATTGCCCTGCTGCGACCGAGTGTCGTCGCGGTACCGCTTGATGATCTTCTTGACCCGAGCGTTCCACTTGGCGAACTCGTTGTCGTACGCGCCAATGGTACGCAGATAGCGTTCCACCTCTGTGCTAGCAATCTGATCCATAGCGCGTTACCTCGATTACGACCAAAACACGGTGCAATCAACCGTGCCGCTAATCGTGACGACAAGGCTGGTGCCAAACCGCCCCGGCAACTGATAGAACGTTGCGCCGGTCGGGGTGAACGTATTGACCATCGTGGTCGCGCCGTCGCTGACTTTGATGGTCGGGGTGCTGGAAGCCGAGGCTACAAAAATGCCTGCCAACCCACCCGATCCGGTGTAAACCGTGGTGGTTGCGGTGATATTTTTCGCATTTTGCGAATTAGTGACGGGATAACTCATATTCTTGCCCTTCGTGATTGTTGCTGATGGATGGCCCACATATCGTTGAGGGTGACCTCATTCTCGGGGCCGACGATCAAAGTACGACTCTCGGGGGGTCGTTGGGCTGTAGGCTCTGACCGCCACGCAATCGCTAACATTCTAAACGCATCTGCGGGGTGACTGCACCAATCATGTCGCGGAGTCTGCCGAAATGTCTTTTTGTCCTCGTCAAACTCGCGTCGGTACTGCCGCAACGCCTCTATGCCATCGGCGCATTTGTTGGCGTCAAACCAAACCCGAGGCAACATGGCGCGCACCGCTTGGATGCCGTCCTGCACGCTCAACTCGGGGACGATGGCAAGGTTGCCAAGGCCAAGGTAATGCGCCAGTTGCTCAATGACTGACTTACCGCCAGAGGCCAGCGTCTTGGCCCGGGCGTCATGCGGGAGGTTGTGTTTGACGTAACGGTAGGGCTTGCCCATGACCACTTCGGCAAGGTCTGCAATGTTGGCCCCGCTAACGGCATAGAAGTCTATGACCCGGATTTCGCCACGGACTACCTGATAGAACCAAATGGCGGTATCGTCTCGATAGCCCAAGTCCCAAGCGGTGAACACAGGTAGCGCGGGGTCGTAGTCGATATGCAGGATTCGCCCCGCTTCTTCCAGTTGGCGTATTTCCTTGCCGTAGAAACTGCCCAAGATAGCGGCATCGAACGAACAGTAATACTCCTGTTCAAACAACGCTTCTCCTTCGTCAGCCCCGAAAGTGTCGATGTAACCTTGCTTTTCCTCTTGCAGCCGCTCGGCAGACAGGATGCCGGTGTCATTGGCTGTCAAGAGTTCCGCATAGGCTTTCCGGTTCTGTTTTGCCGCCATGAAGGTACGGTAAGCGTGGTTACGGCTGCGCGGGGTCGTGATGAAGATTTGCCAACCGTTGTTCTCTGCCATGATGGGCCGGATGAATCCGCGAGCGGCAGGATTGGTCAACGCCCATTCTGAATAGACCACGCCCGCTGGGGGCGAGCCGACAAGTCCGTTATACCTATCCGATCCCACGAGTTGCCAACTGGAACCGTTCTTGAACACAATTTGCATCTCGTGTTCGCGGGTGGTTTCGCGCAGTTCGACGGGGAATGCTTCGTCAATACGCCGCTTTCCCGTATGCGGGTTGATTGCGCCCCAAATGGCTTTGCGGGCTTGGGCGTACTCGGGAAGCATATGCCAGTAGTTCGCTACGCGCTGGAAGGCTGCAACCATCGTCCAATGCAGCGACAGTTCGTCCTTGCCTGACCGCCGATGCCAAATAAGTTCAGCCAATTTACCGCCGTTCTGGAGATACTCCCACGCGCCCATCTGATAGTTGCGCGGCTCCCAGTTGTACGGCAATTCAACCCTTACGGACAAACTGTTTGATCTCTACGGTGATGTTGCCGCCGTCCTCTCCCATCACTTCTGTGCGGGCAAGGTCGGGCAAGGTCTTGCGTAAAACGATCTCTGCGGCCTTTAGGGACGCGGCGCTGACTTCCAGTTCACCGAGGGCGGCTTGCTCTAACCGAGCCAATATCACGCCAGAGCGGATGCGCTCGCGCCATTCTTGGGATAACCGGGGGGTGTTCTTTCTTGCGGCCATACCTGTGGGGTCTTTGCAACAAGTTGATGCGTAAGGACTATTGGATCATACCCGAAACAATAACGCGAATTGTTTAGGTATTGTCGCGTTTGGGCATCCGTTTCATCGCTTCGGCAAGTTTCTTGCCTTTATCGGCTTGGTTGAATTCCTTGGCTACGGCTGTTGGCACACCCACCTTCTTGGCGAATTCGGGGTTATGCGCGGCAGCGGCCATCATTCGGCGTTGCTTGTCTGAATGGCTTGGCATTATTGATTTCCTTGCATAGCGCGTTTACGGCGTTTGTCCAGTTCTTTCTGCGCGGTCAATGCGGCTGCAATTTGTGCGGCTGGTGCGCGAAATTCTTGCGTTGGGTACGGATCATCTGCCAACCCTTCTTCAATCACCCAATCCGGCAACAATCCGGTTTTCTGCGGCGCGTATTGCGTTTCTGCACCACTTGCCGTGCGGTTTTGTTTTCCAAATGGGCCGTAATTGACCCAACTGTTTTGCCCACGGGTTTCCGAAGTCATAGCCTTACGCGCCAACGGGCTATACATGGCCGAGTGCGCTCGCCATGCGTTTTCTTCGCCATCTGCGCGAAATCCATGCCCGTATTTGATATGGCCGAAATAATCGTGAACGATGCGGAATATGTCGTTTGCCCTTACCGGCAGACCGTCGATCACTTCTCCAGTTTTCCGAAGCAACGGGTTGCCCGAAATGTCAACGTGCGCGCTTTCGCTGCCGCCGAATCCGCTGGTGGTCGGATAAACCCACAGATGGTTATTGTCCCGCACATCCATAATTGCAAGTCGTGGGCTTTCTTCATACGGGTCTTTCATGCCGGGCTTAATAAACTCGACTTTCAGCCCGGTTTTCTTAATTGATTTCCATTGATTAAGCGTTTCATCAATCATTGCGTCGTAGGCTTGTTTTACCTTTGGGTCATTTGGCGCGTGCGCCATTTCGTCATAAGCCTGCGCGACGCGTGACGCTCGCTCGGGAATTACTTTTTTAAAAGTCTGCGGCGGGTTGTACGAAATTCCCGACTCGTTCATGTAACTTTTGGCTGCTTTTACCGCCGATTTTGTAGGCCCGGCAACATAGAATTTGCCGGAAACTGTGATTGGAGCGGTTGGGGTTCCGGTAAGGGGGCTGATGCCGCCTGCTGCTCTTGTAGCCGTTGCCTGTGCTTTTGCCAAGCCGCGATCTCCTCCGGCTCGTCCAAGTGCGCCAAGTCCGGCGATTCCATATTTCGCATAATCTGCGCCTCTTTCAATGCTAGAACCAAGTCTCATTGCAGCATTGGCCGGGTTTACCAGCCCCGATGCAATGTCTCCGACTGCTTCCATCGCATTTTCTGTACGCGGGTATGCAAGTCCTAAATTTGCTGCACGATCAATCATCCAATCCGAACCACCTACAGGGGTTTGGTTTATTGGCAACCCCATTGGGCCAGCCACAGCGTTCATTCCAAGCGCGGTTATATCTACTGGCGCGCCTGCCATTCGATACGGTAACCGCGTAGCCCCTCTGCCAGCGGCAGACGCGGCATCTACGATTTGTTGCGGACTTGGATATTGCTCTGGGCCTTGACCCATGCGCTGCCCATATTCATCCGGCACGCCTGTAACCGGCTGCGCCATCCATTGATCGCGCATCGCTCCAATTTTTTCTAGCAACGCTGCTAATTTTTTACGGTCAGCGGCCATTACGACAAAAATTTCAACTTGTAGATTGTGCTGTCCATCAGTTCTTGGATGGCATCAATCTGGTTCTGGATGGGGGTGTATTCCGGGCAAATAACCTTGCGGATTTCTTCCACAAAGTCGCGCAATTTCTCAAGGTAAGTCACCGGATCGCTGGCAAGGTGAAATTCTTTCGGCCATTGCGTCAGTTTCACTTCCTCGTAGCCCATGTACGATTCGGCTACCGCGTCGGTGAGGTCTACGATGTTCTCGTAGTATTTCTGCAAAGCCTTGTGCTTCGCGTAGGAATCCGTGGACAGGTGCATAAAATGCGTGACGGTCGCGCTGTGGAACAGGGTTGCCACAAACAACGCCACGTTTTTCTGTTCGGATTCGGCCATTTTGCACCTATTTTCAGCCAAAACAGATGGTAAATGCGTTTGTCAATCAGCGCAACTGTTCTTGTTTAATGCTCTCGTAGTACCGCTGCGCCAGTTCGCAAACCGTGTCCTGCGGATGGGTGGCTTTGTACCATTCCCCACGCGATTCAAACAGGTTGCGGAACTTTTCCTGTCCCGGCCTCAATTTGCCGTTCTCGGTCTTAATCTCGACCCAACACACCCATTGCGTCCCATCTGGCAGGGTGCGCGTCACCAGTTTGTCGGGAATTGAATTCCCCGCCCCGGCAAAATCGTGAACGGTAAAGCCAGCTACCCGCAGGGCTTCGGTAATGATGGCGTCGTTGGCGTCCCGGCGGGCAGCGCGTCTCACAACAGCACCTTCAGCCAGCCTTTCGGAGTGAGCCGGAAGCCCGACGCGACAAGGGCTTCTTCCGTGCGGCAAACCGACCCTTTGTGCCGGTGGACACGAAAAGTTTCCGGCGAGGCAAAGGTGCGCTTGCACTCGGTACATCGTCGAATTCGGCTGAATTTCGAGCCTCGGTTACTAGTTTGCACAGAAATATCGTCCAATACGTTCGGTTGCTGACGGTAAGCGACAATTCGCGCTCGGGAATGGCCCATTTTGCACGCCAACTCATCGGCGCACCAATCGGGTCACGCGGTTAATCTCAAGGCAAAACGAATTGACCCACCGTTTAGCGGTATGCCGGATTACGGTCTTGCCGCAATGCTTGCAATAGAACCTCATGCGCCCACCGCCGCCCGTTCCTTAATGCGCTTGACCCCCGCAGGGCCAAAGAAGCACAGCACCATAATCATCAAGTGCGGATCGTTCGCCACGGCCTTGGCTTCGGCTTCCTTGAGGTTTCGGGCTACCACGCCCTTTAACCAGTCCATCTTGTCGGCAAGGTCGTCGCTCGGCTGCACCGTGTAACGGCACCAGAGCGCCTCACAGAGCTTCAAGCGACCAATGGGGTCACCAAGCTGGTCGTCCCAGCCGCGAGCGGCGTGTTCCTGTTGGGCTTGAAAATAGGCGTCAGCGGCCTCGGTTTGTTCTTTCGTGCGCTTCGGTTTTTCGCCGGGAGCGAGTTTTCGAGGGGTAACCGCAAAAAAGCCAGACCAGCCGAAACTGATGGCTTGGTCGATGGCGTCTTGCTGTGCCTGTTCGTCGCCTATTTGGCTCAATCTTGTGGCTGCGGCACGCAACGTGATCTCGGTCTTGTAAGTCTGTTTTTTCCCACGTTTGTACCCGAGCCATTGCTCAAACGCTGCTACGTTCAAGCCTGTTACCGTTGTTGGGTCAAAATCAATTTTGTTCATGGTTGTTTCCTCCTAGCCGAATAAATCAAAATTTTGATAATCCTGCACAATCGCAGGATTCCAACGGTACGCGCTGGCGTGCCGCTCAATGCGCTCCATCAACACAATGGCCCGAGCCGTGCGCGAGGCCGGGGCATATGCACCTGTCCATTTCTGGTCAATTCCGACGTTTCGGGCGACGTTGCAAGAATCGGCACTTGCCAACGGTAACTTGGAAAACACGCCGGGGTTTAACATTCGCAGGCCATGAAGTTTTGCGAGAGGCATCCCGTCGGGGTCACACACAACCGCCATCGCCTCGGCCATCCTGCGCCACCACTTCTCATCGCCGACAACAGCAAATTCGCCCGACGATCCAAGCGCAATGCGGGGAAATTCAAGGAGCCGGTGCAGCCGGTCTAGGGATTCGTGCATATGCCACACGGGAACCGATATGGCTTTCGGCAAGTGCCAATCGGCCAGCAGCGCATCGTTGTCGGCCTCTGTGCCGTCAATTACGTCGGGAATGACGCACCAATCCACCGCCGGGTGCTTTACCCACTTTGTCGCCCACTCCGCATAACCCGCAAAATCGTAGGCTTTTTGCGCTTTCCATGCTGAAAACGCACCGTTATCCAGCACAATGCTCTGGCAAACCTCGGCGGCTATTTCGAGCTGATCGGGGTTTTCGTAGCTAACCATCGCGTGATGGGTTGCAAAGGCGCGGATCATGTCGTGCGTGTTGGACATTGGCAGTCCGTGGTAATGGATCATTGCACCCAATCCCACCGCGAACCTTTCAGCACGTTACGGATCGCACCGACGCTGACGTTGTATTTTCTAGCTAGTTCTTTGTTGCTTAATTCCCGTCGCAATTTGGCAGCTCGGCGTATCTCACGCACTTTCGTAGGATTTAACTTGGACATACCGTTTCGGTAACCGTAGAGTTTTGTCATAAAGGGTGATGACTGATGGTGATTCCGTGCGGTGAGAAGGCGTAACAAGGCCTAACCCACTCGCACGGATTGATGACTGACGGAGCCATCCGTTGTTGGCAACTTTTCCGGGCTTCCCCGTTCGCCTCCACGCTTCCCAACTATGCGCTGCGTGTCCGTAAATGGGCGGCCTCTGTACGGATTTAAGTATCGCCCCGCGTTCTTCCCCAACGGGCTTAAGGGAGTGTTCCCAATACCGAGCATTAAACGTGGTGGGGTGGTTGACATGACCAGAACAGTCCGTCAGAATCTCCATCACGCTCGAACAGCAATCCAAGCGTAAGGCCATTTCCCCCGGCCCGTCAAGCCCCGCCCTTCGGCGGGGTTTTTCGTTTAAAGCCATTGTGATGTCCAAAACGGTTTGTAATGCTCTTTTCTGGCTTCTGTAACGGCCTCACAGACGATCTTGATGACCGCTGCCCTCTCCCTTGCCTTGCGCCGTGAAGCCCTTGCAGACGCACGGCGCTCGCTTATACGCGACCAATAGTAGGCACGGTGGTAAACGGTACGGCTCATACGGTAAACAAATCTTGTTCGCCTGCAATCCGATCCCGCGCCATCTGTGCATATTCGGGGTTCAGCTCACACAGAATGAACTTTCGCCCCCAAGTCTGCGCAACCATCCCGGTCGTGCCGCTGCCGCCAAACGGGTCAAGCACCGTGCCGCCCTCTGGGCATCCGGCAAGAATGCACGGCTCTATTAAGTCTGGCGGAAACGTAGCAAAGTGCGCGCCTTTGAAGGGTTTTGTTGTTACTGTCCACACGCTGCGTTTGTTGACGTTGTCGTATTCCTTGCTGACATTTCCTAATTTAGTGGCGTACTTGGGGTCATCGTTATCGCCGTATTTGTTGCCGCCGAAACGGATGCCTTCGCTGCTAACCTTTGCCGGAACTTTTATGGCTTCGTTGTCAAAATAATACCGTTCCGATTTAGCCATTAAAAAAATGTATTCATGCGCCTTCGTACATCGGTCGCGCACAGATTCAGGCATTGGATTTGGCTTATGCCAGATAATGTCTTGTCGCAAATACCAGCCATCTGCCTGTAACGCAAAAGCCACGCGCCAAGGAATGCCAATAAGGTCTTTTGGCTTGAAGCCCGGCATATTGTCAACGTGACGAGTGGAGTGCATCGCGCCGGGATCGCGCTCTCTACCATCCCAATGGCGAGATTGTTCGCTTACTTTGCCTCCTTGCCGAGCGTAACTATCCCCAAGGTTAAGCCAAAGCGTTCCATCATCACGCAACACTCGTCGCACTTCGCGGAATACCTCAACCATTTTTCGGACATATTCCTCTGGCGTCGGTTCAAGCCCAATTTGCCCGTCATGTCCGTAATCACGAAGCCCGAAATAGGGGGGCGAAGTCACGCAGGTATGCACCGACTGATCGGGCAGTCCCCGCATAGACTCAATGCAGTCGCCTTCGTAAATCATTTGGGACGGGCCACCTTGCCCGCTTCATATTGCCAACGCCGAGCCTCTGGAACTTTGCCTGCCTTGACCCATTGCTGCACCGCTGCTCGCGTAACCCCGAAAGCCTTGGCAACAGCATATTGGGAGCCGTATTGCTTGATCAGTTGTTGCGGTTTCATGGGAGGGGAGGATAGGGGGGTTGACATAGCCTGTCAAGGCAACTATCCTATGCCTCGTTGACAGACACAACACAGGAGACAACAAAGATGACTCTTGAAGAAGCACTTGATTCTCCGCGCTACGCGCTCACCCGCATGGATCGCCCTGCAAGTTGGGAAAACGACACCAATCTTGTTGGCGCGACGGTGTATTTGCACGATGAACAAGGTTTCCGCATTGCTTCGGTTCGCACCACCGTTGGCGAAGTGCAACCGCTGCTGAAAGCACGGGGCCGTTTCGTTCACAACTTTCGCTGAGACAGGAGCAACAGATATGTCGAAGTATAAAAATTCAAACTCCACCGATATGACGCTTTCCGCACTCGGCCACAAATGGAAGGCCGAAGTGTTCTGGACGCAGTTTGGCGACCAGTTTGAAATTGACGGCGTGCAACTGCACGGCGTGTACGCCCCGAACGACAAGGATTACCACTCCCTTCCGGTCGTCCTTGACGTTGACGTTGATTGCCTCGACTTCGATGCAATTGAGTCAGCCATTGGCGACGAAATGCTGTGGGATGACGGCCATGACGAATAAGTCCATTAAGCCCCAGTTGATCGCCTTAATTCTGCTTTATTTGTTTTGTTGCTGGATTGAGCCTTGTGACGGCCACGGATGCAAACAGGAGACAGCCCATGTGGGACGATGAACTGCCGCTTGACGATAACGACTGGTGGCAACAACAGGACGCTGAACTTGAAGAAGCCGAGTTCATCCGAACGATCCTGCTGGCGACGTTGATCGCCGTCTATAAAG